ACTTGGCGCGCAAACCGTCGAGCTGGCGGCCGTAGCTTTCAATGTCGGCCGACCGCTGGCGGAACTCGGCCTGGTCGCTTGGGGTCGCACGCGCCACCATCGCCTGGATCGACTGCTGGAGCTGCCGCTGTGCCGCTATCTGACCAGTCAACACCGCCACGACACGCTGGGAGGATGCGACCGACTGGCCATTCGCGGCAGCGATCGCGGCCGAAGTCTCCTTCGCGGCCCGGCCGGTCTCCTGCACAGCTGCCGTCGTGTCGCGCGCAGCATCGCGCGCGCCCTTTGCATCGCCGGAAATGACAAGTGCGAGGTTCAAGCTCATGCCGACGCCTCGTTGAGGATCGGGCGGGCCTCCGCTTCCATCACACGCAGGTCGGCCATGACGCGGCTGGCCGGAGCCTTGCGAGCTTCGCAACGGGAGCGAAGCGACAGCAGCGCCACAGCCGCCGAATAGTCGAGGCCAAGGAAATGCAGCACACCGCCCATACCACGCGCGATCACGCGCCACTGGCTCGCAAGGTCCAGAAAGAGCGCCACCGACTGCCAGTTCATCTCCCAGACCTCACAGACATCATCACTGGCACCGTCCTCCGCCACCTCGACCTGGACGTTGAGCACCGCAAAATCGCCGGCCGTCTCTTCGTCGATTGTCGCTGGGCGGCTGCTGTTGGTGGTCCCCGATCGCGCATACGCCCACATCCGCGCGATCTCCTTCAATTTCCCAGCCGGCCGCCGTCCGCCATGAGCGACCGCGAATAGGCCTCGTAGATGCCCTGGCGATACCAGGGAGCAGCCTTGAGCATGGTCAGCAGCATATCTTCGCCGAACGGGACCTGCTGCTTGTCTCCGTCAAGGACACCACGCCAGTCACGGCAGGCCGCGATCAGGTGATCGTGCTCGCGTCTGATGCGCTCGGCTTCGTCCTTGATCTCGCGTATCTCGGCTACGATCGCCTCGGCCTTGTCCTGATCCAAGGCCGAGAACTTCATCTCGAAGGTTTCGGTCACCCACTGGCCTGATTTTTCGGGGTGCGGCCGCTTGACCTTGATTGGCCACCAATAGGTGTATTCACTCGTGGTCACGAACTGCATGTCGAAGGCCTTTCAATGCGGACTAGAGGATGTCTCGGGAACGTGGCCGGCAGTGCCGGCCACGGGAGTTCAGCGGAGCCGGTCGAGCTACTTCACGACGATCGCGAACTCATCATTGCCGAAAGCCGGGACCATGATGAGCGGCGTCGTGTAAGTCGCAATACCTTGCGAGCTGCCTTGCGACGGTCGACCGATCTCGGTAGTGGCGGCATTGAACTGGACGATGTTTCCGGCGGCGGTTCCGTGCGTGAACGCGACGGCTCCACGCGTGCGGGCCTTCGCGATGGCAAACCAGTTCTTCGTCGCCATCAGGCCGGCATCCATCGTGACAGAGCCAGCCACCTTTCGGTCGACGATCTCGATCGCCTCGTAGCCTATCACCAGGCGCGGTTCGACCTGGTTGCCGAGATCAAAAGACAGCGCCTCGGCTGGCGCGGACACACCATGCACCGACAGGGTTGAGTTCGTCTTGTTGACGATGACCGGCACGACAAACGCACTGACTGTCGCAACCGGCAGCGCAGTGTCGGCAACCGTTCCAGACAGGCCAAGGAAGCGGAAGCGGACGCGCGGAATTTTCTGCGGCGACAGTTCGAAGGTCACCGTGCCGCGCGCGCCGAGCAAGATGTGCCGGACACCGTCCAGATTGTAGTAGATCGAAATCGCTTCGAAGCCGGCCGAGACCGGCTGGTAAGTCACATCGACTCCGGCGGCGATCGTCTCTGACAGGCCGCACGCTCTCAGCAATGGACCATATTTCGGCACTGTGCCCGCAGCGCCAGCACCGGCGATTTCGACCGATCCTTCCAGAATGGCATGATCGCCTGTGAGGAATATGCCCTGGTTTCCCATGTAAGGTAGCACAAGCTCCCGGCTCTCCTCACTGCCGGCCATGGGCGTGAGGTTAACGTCGAGCATCAACATCGCGTTTGCCGCGCCGGTCGGGACGGCGTCCACGCCGTAGGAGGTTTCGATCTTGGCGAGAACCGCCAGTTTGCGGACGTAACGGGGCATCTACTTGCCTTTCTTGGGGGTGTCGGAGGACTGCGCCGGAACGGGTTGTTCCTCTGACGCGGGCACCAGCTTGCCGTTGTCGTCGCGGACGTAGCTGCCACCGGTTCGTTCTGTGTAGGGTTTGTCGGTCATCAGCCTTGCTCCTCAAGGTAGTAGGACGCGCCGAAGAGTTCGCGGTGCCAGACCGACCCGTTCTTCGCTTTCAGCAGGTTTCCAGAAATGTGGATAATAGGGTCGCAACCATCGCTGGCGGCCAGAACGAAGCCGATCAGTGCTCGGCGCACCGAAGCCTTAAGAGCTTCGATGTCATCCGCGGCCGCACCCCCGGTCTCATCGGACACGTTCCTAGTGACGATAATGACGGCGATGTCAGCTTCCAGCCTCTGCAACACCGGCCCCGTCATCCGGTGGTTTTCGGCCGCCTGTTCTTCCTCGATCAGCACATAGGCAGCCGGTGTCGATAGCGGCTCGGCCGACAACGCCGCGAACTCGGCAGCACCCGCAACATATTTGAAGACAGCAGGCGAGATGGCAGTGAGGCGGGCGCGGACTTCGGAAACGATGCTCATGGGCCGACCTCCGCACGGAAGCCATCAGCCGCAATCTGGAGGATTTCGGCCCTGTCGTCGTCACTAAGATAGAGTGCCTGTCGTGCAGGGATGGTGACCGTGTGAGCCCCGACCTTCACCCTCATCGTTTGCTTTTGCTTGCGCGATGCCTTCACGAACCGCTTTCCTCGGTTGCCCACGGCGAGGTGGATGTCCTGCTCCCGCGCCGGCATCTGGATCGTCGCGCCGAGAAACTGGGCGGCTGCATATTTGAGATTGGTACCAACCGCAGCGGTGATGTCCGTCGCTTCGCCGGTGATGCTCGAATAGAGCCGGCCGGATACGCGAAGAATGTTGTCAGGACCGCGGCGGCGCTGGCCGATCCGTTTGGCGGCGGTGCGCGGCGAAAGCGCCTGCCATTTGCCGTCTGGACCGGTCTCTCTTTGAAAATGCGTTTGCACGGCTGAGACCATGAACGCGGAGATCGCGGACATGATTGCAGCCGGACGCGTGGCCAGACGCTCGATGCGGTCGAGCGTTTCGAGAACGTCGCGATCGACGACACGGAGCTGGATGCCTTCGGCCGCCATCAGTAGCCTCGCATCGTGTCGCGCGTGAAAGCGCGGTTCGGCTTGCTGGCCTTGATAGCGCCGCCACCGGCAGGCGCAGGCGTGTCAGCACCTTCAATGGTGACGACGCCTTTGGAAACGTCCTTCAGCCATCCGATTGCGTTGTTGAAATTGCGGGTGACGATGCTGTCTGGCCCGGCCGCTTCGCCATGCAGGTAGTAGCGGGCAAGATCGGCCGCGACCTTCACCAGCATTGGCGGCGTGGACGGAAGAGGCAGGGCGTAGCGCTTGGCGACATAGCCATCAATCGCGGCATCAGCGTCCGACAGCGCCCGGCCGACCACGACATCGTCCACGGTAGACGGCGGCATGTTGGTGCGGTCGGTCAATTGCACGATCTCGCGCTCGCCAAACCGATCGACCAGGTCCTGCTTGGCCGCATAGGTCATGATGCGCACCAGCGATGCTCTACTATGCGGACCTGGTTGAGATCGCCGACCAGGTAGGTCGCTAACGCCTCGGCATCCTCTCGTCGGGCAAACCGGATCGCGCGCATGGGCGATGCGCTCCAATTCTTTTCGGTGGAGACGCAATTAGGTGCGAAATAGATCGGAGCGGACGGCGAGCGCGACGCCAGCTCGATCAGCCACCCAGTTTCTTCCACTGTGTCGTCAGCCAGTTCGACGCGGGCAGGCTGAAACACGGCGCGGTTGATGGCCATGAACCCGCGCTCGATGTCGGTTCGGCCAATCGCCAGCCACCACCTATCGACGTCATGGCGGTCTGCCAGATCGTCCAGGATGCGCAGAATGCGTTCCTCTACATCCTTGTTGACGTTGACCAAATTGACCGCTTCACCAGTCACAGGACCGAAACCCGACACTGGCAAACCGTCATGCAGGGCCGGGCCGTCCGTCCGCTTCGGCAATTCACCGCTGTCATGACTATTGTCGGTCAAGGCTCACGCTCCATAGTGACGTTGCCCGGTCTCCCAACCGGGCTGGCCGCAGGCGACCGTCATGACGATCGTCAATCCAATTTCGGGGCGCTGCGGCTTCCCCTGGTATCCTGGTTGCGGAGGCCGGATTTGAACCGGCGATCTTCTGGGTATGAACCAGACGGGATACCGCTTCCCCACTCCGCGAAACGTGTCAGACAAGCTCCACGATCAGGTTCGGGTCGGCCAGCAAGGTCTCAATCTGCTCGGCCGTGAATGTGCCGGCCGGATGGTCGACGGGCGTGATCGAATGGGCCATGCCTGCGCGTCTCCACCCTTCGCGGCGCGAGGTGATGCGGACGCTGCCGCCCGATGCAACGACCGTCGTGCCGGTCTCGCGCCGCTCCTCCTGGGCGGCTTGCCCGGCGCGCAAGGTCGCGGCGGCCTCGGCAGCGACATCGGCCTGATGGGCATCACCGATCTGTTTCAAGCGCGCCAGGAATGGCGGCTGGGCCTCATCGACCGACTGGCCTGCCGCGAGGGCTGCGCTGAATTCAGCAAATGCTGCGGCATAAGCTTCGTCGGCACGCTGTCGTGAGGCCGGCACCTCGGCCGCCGGGGACAATGCGATGGTATCGCCGGCAGCCGGCAGCTTGGATGTCTTCGGCGTCTTGGCCATGTCTGTCTCCTGTTCGGGTCTTGTGATGGCGGTCCACGCGGGACCTTCGAACCACCCTCAAAAGACCCGCCGAGATCGGGAGGAGGTGATCTCGGCGGGCGGTGTTCGGCCGCGTCGGGAGGAGGTGACGCGGCCAAAGGGTCAGGCGAGCCAGGGACAGACGAGCAGATCGGCGGTGCCGGCCCACTTGTTGCTCTCGCCGCCATTGATGAGCTGCGACTGGAGGATGGCCTTGCCCGCGCCTTCTAGGCTGGGCGGCACAACGAGCAGGTCTGGCACCAGGCCAAGCGGCTTGCCGAAGTCGCCCTTCATGCTGGAGATAGCACCGCGTGCGGTCTCGTAGTGCGCAGCGTCCAGAGTCTGTTTGGAACCCCAGGCCATCTGCCAGAAGCCGAAGCCGACATTGTTGCGGCCGTCGACGCCATACTGGAATTCCTTCTTCTTCCAGACGTTCTCGTCGGTCGGATCGTCCTTGGCGACGAACTCAAACGATTTGCGGTCCTGGTAGATGACAGGCTTCAGCGGCCGCTTTGTGCACAGCAGGAACCATGGCGTTCCGGCTCCACCATCGGTGTTCGCGACGGAGGTTTCCACGCCTGCGGCATTCAGCACCGGGTGGTCGGTGTCGAAGAAGAACTGCTTGTCATAGCAGAGGGTGGAGAACCCGGCCTTCAGCAGGTCGAACACCAGTGTGTCGGGATGGGCTGCGGTAGACATGCCCATCTCTTCGAACATCGGCGCATAGATGCCGAACGTGTCGTCGTCGATGTCGTCGCGATCGACGCCAATCGACAGTTCGAAGCTCCTGTTTTTGACCGCGTAGTCATGCTCCATGAGGTTGTTGATCACGCGGTCGCCGATCCACTCGCGGATCTTCGGGAACTTGCCGAGCCACCCATAGGTCTCAGACTTCGCGCTGGACTGAACCCGCGTCGCGACGCGGCTCCATTGCGGCGCGGCCTGACCGAAGCCTCTCTGGAAGTTAGTCTTGAAGCCGACGCGTAGCGCGTCAAGCGTAGTCGAATTGATCTTCATGGGAGCCCCTTAAATGATCCGGACCCAGACGCCGTCGGCGTCCACGTCGAAAATCTTGCCAGCGACCGAACGCGTGTTCGAGCCGCTGGTTTTGGCGACCGTCTGGTCATCGACGCCGTAGCAATCGGCTCCGATGTCGGCCTTGGTGATCAGGTCGCCCGACGCGGAGTTGCCGAAGCGAAAGATGCCCGTGGCGATGCGGCACGACACGTCGCCGTCAGCGCCGGCCACGTTGTCCACCTGCTCCTCGGCGCGGCCGGCCGACTTGAGCGTGGTTGCCGTCGCGAACGGGACGAGGAAGCCGGCAGCATTCAACGCGGCCATTGACCCGGCAAAGATTTTGGAGCCGCCACCAACTGGCAGTGTGCGCGTATCTCCGCTCCGCGCAACGGTGTTTCTGTCCTTGGTCAACGCGGCCATTAGAGCGTCTCCTGTTCAGCCGAAATCGTCTTGGCGTATGCGGCATGGTCGATGCCGAGTGCGGTCGCGACTGCCGTCTGTTCGGCGTCGAGAACGGCCGCATCGCCGGTTTTGCGCTTCGGCGTCGTGAGCTGTGGCGCAGTAAGTGTCGGCGCTCCGGCGGTGAAGGCTTCGAACTGCGCGATATCCTTGGCGGCCAGATCAAGACCCCACTGCTTGAGCGCGGGAGTGAGCTTGCCGTCCGCAATGGCCTTGAGGACAACGGCCTCGGCCTTGTCGCCGCCGATCTTGTCCTGGAGCGCCTTGAACTGTGTCTGCAGCTCGGTGACAGCTGCGATCGGAACCCACTTGGACGGGTCGGGCGCGCCGGCAGCACTTTTCATCGCCGACACGACAACGTCGGCCGTGGCG